TGGCAGACTTTTTCTGAGATTCCTCGTTTATTGAGGCGCTGCGCCGATCCCTTGAGTTGAACATTGGATGACATCTTATGAGTGTGAACAACTTCTTCGGTGTGACCGTAGGTGTTGCATGAGAAACAAAAGGTATGACCATCTGAATACAAACTATTTGCATCAGATGATCCACAGTTGTCACACGGTAAGTGCCTCACGAACTCGCTGTTCAACTCGGTTGTATTCATTTACTTGTTTGCTGTGGTAATCACGCCAGTCTTGAATAGCAAGGATGAAACCCTCAACAAGAGCATCACCATATTCAGGCTGATCAAATTGAGCATCAGCCATAAAGTCCATGAATTGTTCTTTATAATACTCAGCAGTTCCGTAGGTCATGTTAACCAGTCAATGGGGATGGAGTGGAATGCACACCAAGGAAAGCCGTGTTTCTCGGCCCACTTAGCGTAACTAGTCTTCGAGCCTTTATAGATTTTATTATATGGAGACTGAAAGATAAAGCGTATATCAAGATCTGGGTTAGCAGCCTTGACAGCTTTCATCTTACGTCTATCCTCTTCAGTTAGGTGACCCTTGGTTTCAAGGTAGACACCATTAGGTAATAGGAAGTCAGGTGTATAGTTACACTGTAAAATGTAGGGGACCTTGGTCGATTCATATTCATACTTCACGCCAAGGTTGACGAGAAGATCAGCGACCTTCTCTTCAAGCCCTGAGCGAAAAGCCATCAGAAATCGTCGTCCTCTACAACAGGTTCTTCATCTACAGACACAACAGGCATAGCATCAGCTTTGAATCCTTGTGTCTGTCCAAACAGAGCAGCAACCTCAGCATCACCAAGATCACTACGTTCAATACCAGCAGAGCCGTTAAGCTCAACGACCTGAACACCAACAAGTTTCAGGCTAGTGCCATAGGTGACACCATCCTTCAGGATGTAGGGCTTCTGTTTGAATGCAAGCTTCACCTTGCTACCACTATAGACAGGCAGATCAAGGTTAGTAATAGGTGTGCCCTCACTATCCACAACAGGTGGACGATTGGATTCATTCCAAGAGAACTTAGTCTTGTACTTACCCTCAGACACCTCTTCCCAAGGCTCAGGTTTCAGTACACTACGCTTAGGATTCTTCAGCTTACCTTCTGCCCACTTAAGAGTATCAGTGCGATCCTCTTCCAGAGCAGCAATCAGCTTCTCATCAAGGATAGCAGACAGTGAATAACCAAACTTACTAGGCTTCAGGATTGCCTGATAACCTTCAAGAACAACAGGGTTTTGAGTGATGTGGATGGGTTGTGCCATTAACAAAAGAAATAGGTGGATTCGATCACGGTCTCTGGTTCTAGATCACCAATGATCGGCGGTTCAGTCTCTGCCCCAATCTGTTGGGCAAAATCTCGTAGGTAGTCATGCTCTGCAAACAAGTGCATGTATGTCTCACGTACAATAGCAGACAAGCTAGACATGTCTGTTGCTCTACACAATACGGAGTCATGAATCAATGCAATTGGTGCGTCAAACCTCAACGCAGCTAGGTGGAGTAGTGCTGCATCTAGACTGTGAATAAGATTAGGAGCTGTTGCATTCTTGTGGTGGTTAAGATCAACTTGATCTGTCTCACCAACTGCAACCTTCATCTTACAACGTCCAAGAAGCTGTAGATCTAAGACCTCAAACTTCTTCTTGTTGAGTTTCTGGTGAACAACAAAACCAGATGGTGTTGTCCACTCAAGGAATGTTTTACCTGATTTGATAGCGTTAGCTACTTCCTTCTCAATCCATGCCATAACTGCCATAGGACCAGGTACGACACGATCCATAGCTGCTCTAACTGCTTTAACTGTTGCAGTCAAGTCTTCTTTAGAGACCTCAACTCCTTTCTCAGCTAGAGCTTCACGGATGTAACCACGGTTAGAGAAAGGTTTAGCATTGTAAGGAACAGTCATAACTACCCTTTTGCACACCTTCCTATCCATGTGTGGCTGGATAGACTCAGGACAACTAGGAGTAGCTTCCTCAGCCACTACCTTGTAAGCATCTTGTGGTTTATCACCAGGTAAGACATTAACAAGACGTGCTGTATTACGATCTCTAGCAAGACCTGCTAGGATCTGTAGACCTGAACATGTAGCATCTGTTGCTACCATCAAACCAGTAAACTGTCTATCAGCTGCGATCACGCAATGATAGTACTCTTCACAAGCTGCTAAAAACTGCCATGGTTCTTCTGCTGCTTCCCATTCAGGTAATGAGCTGATCGGATCAGTAGCGACTTGCGTGATGAGTGTGACATTATTGCGTGTCCACTCAAGACGCTCAACCATCGTAGCTTTATCTAAACCATAGCAGGTAGCAACTTGAAATGCTATCCAGTCCTCTGCCTCAGGAGTCATGTATGCTTCATCTGCAAAACGAAGCAATGACTTACCAAAGTCAGTATCTTGGGGAGTTAGGAAAGCAGGAATAGGATAAGCCCTTCCTCTATAGTCAAATGACCATGGCACGAAGAAACGATTAACATCCTTGAATCGCTTCACGGCTTCCATTGTCATGCGAGTACGACATGACTTCTTGAACTCCTGAGCATTGGTATTCATCACAGCTGCTGCTCTTCTCCGATAATCCTTACGACTATCGTAGTTAGTTTCAATATCAGCAGGTTTAGCAGGCAGCTCGTGATGAACGATAGGGAGAAACTTACCGACTGAACATTCCAATCTGCTTAGTTCTTCAGCTACCCCTACAATAAAGGGATTTAGCCGATAAGCTACCTTCTGAATCTTGTTCAAAAAGGCATAGGGTATCTCCCCCTGTATACATGGGTGGTTGCCCCTGCGAACCATATCATGACCGTGCATCACCTCATTCAGGAGGTAACCACCTGACCTACCAATTGACCAATCATTGGGTTCAATAAGCATTGGCCATGCAAGAGGTGCAAATAGTTCAGCATCCTTCATGATCTGATCTTTGATCTCGATGAACTCAGGTGTAGGAACTACGTAGTTAACACGGTTCTTACCTTCTTGCTTGAGTTCCTTAGTAAACCAATTGCTAGTTTGTATAATACAATCAAGCAACCATGTACCAAGTTTAATGCGATTGGTTCTACCCCATGCTTGCCATGGTTCTACCTCACAACGATTCATCAGTGTTCGTATAACAACGAGCTTCTGATGTGTACCCATTGAACTATGGTAGTAGTTCTTTTTGAGTGTTGCTAATAGACCAGGTGCATTGCGTTCATAGTGACGCATCTGACACTCAGCTTCAACAGCTGAACCAATGGCATCACATACGGATACAAGCTGATCACTACCCTGCTTAAATGAGAATACCTTATCAAAGGTAAGCTTCAATGCAATAGCAGCAGTAGCTAGTGGCTCAATATCAGCTAGGTATACAGCAATCTCTTTGAATGCTACTCCGTTTTGTCGTTGTGTGATCCTGTGATTTGTTTCTTGGATACGCTCAACCAACTTAGGAAGCAAAGCATCAATAGAAGCCACCCCATAAATTGTGGCAGACGCATAACTCTTTTGCTCTAACTGTTTGCGTTGTTCGTGAAGTCGCTTGAGTCCTTGATTGATTTGGTCTCTTTCCAGTTTGACTTGAGCATCAATCTCTGCTGGTGTAGCCAATAAACTCTCCCATGTGATTAGTTAACACAAACGGATTGTACCACATCAGTGTCCTCAATCAACTGTTCTTGTGCCAGTTTGATGATCTCCTCTCGATGCGGGTGATTCTTGAGTTGAGCAATCAGCTGTTCAAGACGACGGGAATAAACAAACTCAGTCATAATCTTCGGGTGAAAGGTGGTGAATAGCTTTATGATCACATACTGTAAACTCCACACCAGGTGTAGCTAACAGCTTTTGTACTTTACTACGTGCAGCACTAGGCTTACTATATACAAATTCCTTAACCTTACCTGATTCCATATCAGATACTCTAATAATACAGGCAACAGAGCTAGGTAATTCCCATCCTGCTACCTTCCACTCCATGATCTCTTCAAACGTATGTGGAATGAAGGCATCATCAGGAGCATCTTTGTACTCTTGCCAGTTATTAGGTAGGTACTCTTTACCAGGCATCGGCAATCCTCACATTAAGTAGACGTTCATTGCGTTCCTTGGACAACTCTAATGCTGACCAAGCTGCTTGTTCATTATCACGAGCCAAGAGATACCAAGTATTGGCATCAGTAGTGACCTCGTACTCTTTGAGTGGTTTAGTCATTGTCAACATGGCGAAGTGTGCGTTAGCACGCACTGTGAGTGTGAATCAGTTTTTAAGACAAAGGAACTTAGCAACACGACCCAATTGATGAGTCAGGTACTCGATCTGTTCTTGATTGTAGTAACCATTCTCACCTTGGGTACGTATACCTTGAGCTACCATATCAATCATCTCAAGGCGCATCTTACGTTGAGCATCAGTCAATGGGAGTGCCATAATTAGCGACTAATAGGATTACGAACTGTACCATATACATAAACAGGGATAACACTAAGGATACCCACCATACCAATAACAGAAAGGATAATCTGTTGCTCAGCGGGCGCTAGTCCGCACCCAGTCCACATGGTCATTCAGCAAACTCCAAAGCAAGTGATTTGAACTCATCCAACCAACCGCTGATAAGATCAGCTTCTTTTTCTGTTACATGTTGCATAATATCATCATTGAAACATGCACGATTGAGTACTTTGATGATGGGCTTGAACTCATCAGTAAATGTAGGTACTTTTATCATCATTAGTTGTTACGAAAGAAGAATGTACCGTTGCTAACTTCAATGGTGTTAAAGTCATACCGAATCTGATGATCCCAGACATCCTGCCAATCAATAGCAGCATACACAATAGAATCCTGGAGACCATACTCTAATTCATTAACAAACCACTCAGCAAATACCCTCTCTGCATGGTACTCATCAGTCTCGTACGCATAAGCCTCATCAAACTGATCAGCAGTATCAATACCAATGTCCTCTAGCTCATCAATAAACTCGATGATCTCCTCATGTGTCCACTTAGTACCAAGACGCTCATCAATACGATCATACAAGTTACGCTTATCCACAGGTAGATCCTCATACTCCTTATCCTCTACCTCAGAGGTAGTAGCAGGGATGATACCCTTAGCGTTAAGTAACTCAGTGTAGAACTGTGTGTACATAGCATAGCCATTGTCATAGACATAGCCTGCGTCCTTGATCATTTCAGTGCGTGTAGACTCACCTCTATTAATTAGCTCCATATACTCATTAACATGGTTAAGAAGTGAATCACCCTTGAGCATAAACGTAGCAATAGTGTCAGCCATTAATGAACCTCCAATGAGTGTGAATCACGAAGTGACGAGCACCTCGTGTGAATTTGAATCAAGTGAAATACAGTGGTTGTAATCAGCCTCACTAACTATCTCAATCCAAGCATGTGGAAATGAATCACAATAGAAGTCAAATGTTTCCTCAGCATCATAGTACGATGGATGACTATCAAGAGCCTCCATTGTACCATTAGTCATCATAACAGTGTAGTACATCAGTTGTTCACCAATTCATAGAGATACTGATCAACCTGATCATTGTTACGGATGAAATCCTCTACATCATTGAGATCATAGAAAGCATCACCATCTTGATCACCATATGGATCAATCAGTGCATACTCATCCTCATCATCACTGAACCGACAAACAAGTTCATAACTGGTGCATTCTTGCACAGCATCACGCAGTTGGTCAAAGGTGTAAGTAGACATAATCAATCCTCCGAATTGTGGTAATAGTTAGAAGCTAATCTCCTCGGTTGTAGGTTCTGGTTTGGTAGACTTGGTGAAACTCTCAATAATCATATCAAGAATACTGAGCATCTCATTGCCAGTCTTTGCACGACCAATCATACCAGTAGCAACCTTGCGATCAATGGTAACAGTCATGTTAGTGTTAGTAATGTTTGTGTGCCATGATCAAATGTTTAACGTGCATGTGGCTCTGCACGACATAGTATGTAACACGGTCGTATAGCCAGGTCGGGTTGCAACCTATAGCTATTCGCGGGATCGCTCGCTCCGCTAGTTCCGTCTTGTGACGACCACACACTATTAACTTGTCTAGGTGCTCGGTGAGAAGAACCGGGTCTCCTGTCCCTCACCGATGAACCTACCATACCACGGCTGGCTCGATGTGTCAAGCCCCAGAACCCAGTGGAACCGTGTAGACCCACTAATTGACAGCGACTCAAGCTGAGAGGCTATAAAGCCCACTTAAACAGTGTTAGCACTCAGCATACCTATTAACTGTTACACACGCCTTACAGGCGCTTATAGGTAAGTCTCAGAGCGTTATAACTGTGCTCTGCTGTGTTAAAGGGGAGGGCAGACAGATCACTTCATATCTATACAATTAGCCCACCTTATAACAATACACTAACCCATCAGTCTACCTTATACATAGTACTAGTCCTGTTAAACTCACCCCTCACTGTCTGTTAATAATACCTGGCCCTGATTGTACAGTATACAACAGTAAAAAGTATTCCACCTGCTGAGGTATTATAATATGACAACCGTGGTGCATCCTTGATACCGCTGCGTTGCCTAATTCAATATAGGGCCATGGGGGTAAATGCCTCCCGCCATGACGATATATGCCTTGAGAAATTTATGTTAAAAATTTAAGGGAGCAGGATTAGCTCCCTGTTAAACTTTACCATCAGTTAAATCGTTATCAACCCATGGGGCAGTAAGACGTATTTCAGAGAACCCCAGTGTATGCTCTGCAGTGCCCTCTGGGGGAGTCTCTGTATAGATTGGTGTCACCATATCTTTAGGAGGCTCTTCTTGGGCCTTATAAGTCTCTATAGCTTGATCAACTGTGTTAATAACCCGTATGTCAATAAGTTTTGATTCTAACCAGACAAGGGCTGCTAACAGAAGGTGATCAAACCATTTTATGTGTTGTCTATAGTAACGGTATAGAGCTTTGAACTCATTAAGTTTTAACTTGTCCACATTGCTTGACTTACATTAGGTAAGTGTTTAAGGAGTAAGTCTTTAATTTGATTAGCAATGTATTGGTGTTCTAATTGAGTACCATTACCACACCGAAGTTGACAGTAATGCAACCAAGACCTGATGGTTCCATTCATGTACATTCTTGTAGGAGTAGCTAATGGAAGTACTTCTCTTGCACATTCTTTAGCAATACCAGAAGCTACCATGTCTTTATAGATACGGTATGAATCAGCGTATAGTTGACCAATCCTAAAGTCAAAGGATTGTTTGATGGAATCATCTAGGTCATCAATACTGTTTTGTCGATTCTTTGTATCTTGTCTACGAAGGTGTGGTAGTTCTGCTGGGATTGGTACCTCAGCGTATCTTTGGGAGAACTCCTGAAAGGAAAAGGACCTATGACGTAGGATTTGAGTTGCTATACTACGTGTTGTATTAATCTCTACACACATGTTAACCATTTCAAATGGTGACCAGTGTTGATGATCAATAAGGTATTTAATTAGCTTAGCACTGGTCTCAGTGTTTGATTGGTTACTGGGATTAGATACCCTAGCCATGTAGCTAATTAGTTCTTCAGCGTTGGGAGTGATATGTACGAGTTTAACTTGGTGGGTAGTACTCATATGTTATTAGTGGAGGTTAGTAGGAGAGTTAATAACAGTAGTGACGGTGGTGAGAGCTTCGCTCCTCTCACAGTACTCACTGTATTAACTTAGTAATAGTTAAGTTAGTGGAGTTTGTGTCTTTTGGTCTTTGGTGGTACTTACAGAATGTCCTTTCCCAGGGACATTAATAAAGGAAGGGAAAGATGAATAAGACAACTTGTTTGTCTTAGAGTCTTTCCCCCCAAGAGAGCTGAATCCACCCTTTCAGCCCTCTTTAACATGGGTGGTTGGTTAAATCGATTGCAGGGGAAGGGATCTTAGCGACTCACCCAAGTAGGTATAGCACTGGTCTTTTTACCACTTCTTGCTTGTCTACGTTGCTCTAAATTAAACCCGAGTACTAGGTGATTTGTAGCTGATTGAGGGTCATCTAGGAATGTTTCTAGTTGATCTTTCCAGTCTTCCATACGTCTCATTTTTACTGCTTCATAAGCAGAGATAGACATAGCATCTGTAAAGTACTTGACACCTTGTGCTAAACTATCTAGTCTGTCGTCGTGTTTAACTGCACCTTTTTCACGACACATCCTAGACATTTGATAGAATAGCATATACAGCAATCTATCTTCGGGAGGTGAGTCTTTATTGGAGGCATAATCCCACTCGACAACATTGCGATCAACAATGAGTCGGTGTTGATTAAGAATAGGTTCTAATGTATCAATAATACGATCTTCTTTACGTACATTAGCTCGTATCTCTTCTACATCTATTGCTTGTTTGGTTTGTTGCAAGTGTTTCTTGAAGAGTTCTGCGACGATACCGTCTCCGAAGTTTGTTTCAACAACAAGTTTGGTAACGTTATAACGCTTACACCCACGAAGGATGTCAAGAAGTGTATTGTCGCTATAACCGTCGCGATACGCTCGTACCTCGTGAACGTAGAGAAAACCATTCTTTTGACTTATGTATGTTGCTGCTGTTTCATCTGTGCCTCTACCTGACGGATCGACTGAGCAGATCGTTTCAGTATACGGACCCCACTCTCCCTGGAGTTGCATCGGGGAGTAGAAATAATCACCCGGTAGGCCAACCGTAGGCAAGTCCTTGAGACAATTACGAGGGTCACTGCACCACACAACAGCATCCGGCGCTTGAGTCGGGTTAACAGAGGTAATGATGAGGTCACTAAATTTAAGTGGGAACTTCTCTGCATCACTAAGAGTTGTGTCTAATTGAAACTGTAGCATGAAGTTACTACGACCCATAGCTGCTTCACGCTCTAGTAGGTCATCACTATTAAAGCGATCAGGATCAGTAGGATCCCATTCCTCAGCACCCATCTCAATGTCTTCTACAATCTGTGGTGCTAGTAGTCCTTCATATTGACTGAGTTTATCTTTGCGTGGGTAACGCGATGGCCAAACAAAAGGACGGTAGTTACGTTCAGCTAATTTACGGTAAATAGTAAAGGTAGTCTGTGGTGTACCAAGGTACATAATTCGACTATCTTTTTTAGGAGTTAAGATAGACTCAGCTTCAGTACATAACTGTAGGAGCTTTTCTCGCATCATTTCTGTCATTGAGTTACCAGGAACTTCAATGTCATCAAGAATCATCAAGTCCGCACGAGAACCAGTTAGTTGTCCTGTAATACCAACACTCTTAACTGATGGTGCTTGGTGAGGTGAACAGTTAACATCAAAGCTAATACGACTCCACCGACTATCATCACTTTTAGGTCTAAGGTGTACTAACCATGGTGTCTCAATAATTAACTTTTGTAGAAAGATGGACATGTTATCAGCTCGCTCCTTAGAAGCGGAGATAATCATGATCTTCTTTTCTGCGTCATTAAAGAG